TCAAGCTTCCGGCGTGGGACAAATGCGGCGGTCCGATCGACACGCCGCCCGGCACGCCCGTGTGGGCTGGGTTGGATATCGGTAGCACGCAAGACCTCACAAGCCTTTGCCTGTTGTTCCGGCTCCAAGGGTTCTATGCCGCGAGGTGGTGGTTTTGGTGCCCCGCCGACACCATGATCGAGAGGCAGCGAAAAGATCGTGTGCCCTATATCCAGTGGGAACGGGAGGGTTTTTTGACTCAGACAGACGGAAACGAGACGGACTATGACACGGTTGAACGCGACATCCTACAAATCACGGACCACTACGGGTGCCGCGATCTTGCAGCCGACCGGTTGTTTCAGGGTGCCCAATTGTGCCAGGGGCTTGCGGCCGAGGGGATCAACGTCATCCCGTTCGGTCAGGGGTTCGTATCAATGGCCGGTCCGACACAAGAGTTTGAGCGACTGGTCAATCGCGGCGAGTTTCGACATGGTGACAATCCGATGCTCCGGTGGATGGCCGGAAATTGCATGGTCGAGCGTGACGCGTCCGACAACATGAAACCATCGAAAAAGAAGTCGTCTGAAAAGATTGATGGTATTGTTGCAAGTATCGAAGCACTGGGGATTTCGATGCTCGATCAGAATACCGGATCCGTATATGACAACCCCGGAAGGATGAGCCTGACATGAATCTACTTCAATCGATCCTCACACGCGCCCGAAAGATCGTGTCTTCAAAATCTAAGTCGGTTGGTCAGTCACTGTTCACAAGGTCCGTTTCTGGCGTTCGGGTCAACGAAGAGGTCGCCTTGACCTATTCCGCCGTTTGGGCCGCCGTCCGTGTCATCAGCGAAACGATCGGCAGCCTGAGCTGGCACGTCATGGAACAAAAGGGCGGCAAGAGCCGGGTCATCGCCGATGGCGATCCAATCGATTGGATCCTGCATAACCAGCCAAACCATGAGATGGGGCCTTGCACGTTCCGCGAGACGATCCAGGCGTCGGCACTTCTTTACGGCAACGGGTACGCCGAGATTGAGCGGGACCGGGCCGGTCGACCGGTATGGATGTGGCCCCTACCGCCCGACAAGGTCATGCCCGTTCGTGCCGCGGATCGTCGGATCGTGTACCTCGTCGACGACGATGAGGGTCGAAAGACGCTTGAGCTCCGTGACGTGTTCCATTTGAAGGGGCTGGGCTTCGACGGGCTGGTGGGTTACTCGCCGATCCATATGCACCGCGAGGCGATCGGGATGGGCCTGGCCGCCGAGCGGTTCGGCGCCGCGTTCTATGGCAACGACTCGCGGCCCGGCGGGGCACTGGTCCACCCAAGCAAGCTTTCGGATACCGCACGATCGAACCTGAAAAGCGAGTTTGAGGGCATTCACAGGGGGTCAAGCAACTCGTGGCGGGTCGCAGTGTTCGAAGAGGGGCTTGAGTGGAAGACCTTTTCGGTGCCGCAAAACGACGCCCAGTACATCGAGACCCGGAAATTCCAGATCAATGAAGTCGCCCGGATCTACCGGCTGCCGCTAAACAAGCTGGGCGATTGGGAACACGCACACTTCAACAACGTCGAGCAACAGAACATCCAGTTCGTGACCGACGGAATCCTGCCGTGGGTCTGCAAATGGGAGCAAGAGGCAAACTGGAAGCTGTTCGGCCGAAACACGATGGGTAAGCGATTCTCCAAGATGAACGTTGACGCGTTGCTGCGGGGCGATATCAAGACGCGGTACGACTCGTATGCCGTCGCCCGGACACACGGGTGGCTGTCAGCCAACGACGTGCGGGAGTTGGAGGACATGAACCCGATCCCCAACAAACAGAACGGTGACCTCTACTTCGTCCAAGCCAACATGACACCGTCACAAAAGGCCCTTGACGAGCCAAAGACGCCCGAACCGATCCCGCCAACCCTGGTCCAAGAACCCGACCAACCCGACCAGGGCGACGAAAGCGACCCCAACCCGATCGCCCAGATGCCCAAGGCTGCTAGTCTCCGAAAATCGGAGACTAGCACGGAACACGAACCGAATATCGTTCCGCAGCGAACCGTTGAAGAGGTCCGGGGATCGTTCCATCAGATCTTTTCGGACGTTCTACGCCGGTGCGTTGGCCGAGAGCGGGCGAGGGTGCCGGCACTGTCGACCAGGGAAAAAATGGACACGTTCTACGTGGAACACGGGCTATACCTGGTCAGGTCACTGTCGGCACCGGCAAAGGTCTATGGCGACATCGTTGGCGACGGTCCCGCAAGCGTACGGCACGATGCGATCCGTGGGTTGCTGCTGGCGTTCGTCGGGGCCTGGTGCAAGCAGGCAAAGCACGAGATTCGAGACGCCCAGACATCCAATTCAGTTGGTGACCTTTGTAATCTTTGGGAAATGTCAAAGCATGGATCGATGGCCACCGAGCTGACGCACCTATTGACAACCACTTGTAGGAGCACGAGTAATGGAAAATGACATCCAATTCCGAGATTACGCTTGTCGGACGCTGGTCGTCGATCGAACGTCCGGCGACAGTTCGGACAGATCGCTTGAGGGTTACGCCGCCGTGTTCGACCAGCTGTCCGAGCGGATGTTCGGGTTTGTCGAGAAAATCGCGCCTGGTGCGTTCACACGGGCGATCAAAGAGAACCAGGACGTCCGGGCACTTGTGGACCACGAACCGTCGAAGCTGCTGGGACGAACCAAAAGCGGCACGCTCAGTATTAAGCAAGATGACCACGGCCTGAGCGTCAAGATCGACCCGCCGGACACGTCCACCGGCCGGGACATCGTCGAATCTGTGCGACGCGGCGACGTCGATCAGATGAGCTTCGGGTTCGTCATCAGGGATGAGTCGGTTGAGCGCGGGGCCGGCCCCGACGGGCTGGACGTTCGAACCATCAACGACGTTGATCTGTTTGACGTGTCGGTCGTTACGTTCCCCGCGTACCCCCAGACCGATGTGAGCTTACGCGGCAAACCCCAAATCTCTTTGGGGTTACAGCAATTTAGGAGCTGGGCGAAAACAAACAGGTGTGCCAGGGTTACAGCAATTGTCGATCGCGCACGCGAGCTGCTTCTGCGTATGGACAGACCCCCCACTGTCCACGGCAAGAGCGGTTAAAAGGTGCGCACCTTTTAGGCACCTTTTAGGCACCTTTTAGGCACCTTCCGTAACCTGTTGTTTTATAAGGGTTTTCAGGCTAGCCTGAAAATCATGGGTGAAATTTTCAGGCTAAGCTGAAAATCATGGGTGAAATTTATGGACAGTCCCCCCACTGTCCACGGCAAGAGCGGTTAATGGGTGAAATTTTCAGGCTAAGCTGAAAATCATGGGTGAAATTTTCAGGCTAAGCTGAAAACCCTTTGCGTGCGGTGCGTGGGTGTTGCGGTTAGTGTTGCGTTGCGTCGGTATTTGACCGAACCACAAGATTAGGTAGGATAATATTAGATAACCAAGACCAGCCGCCGGTGTGTCTCACTTTGCCAGCATTGTGAGCCACAACGGCGAGACTGACTTGAAGCCTTCGCCAGCGAACGCGGACAGTCAAACGCACATTAACCTTGTGCGGTTGACGGCCCGCGTTTTTTTATTGGTCTAACGCTCCCGTGACCGCACGGAGCCTTAGCCATGAAAACACTTGATCAACTCAACGACAGACGAGAAGAGCTGCGGACGGCCGTTGCGTCGATTGTCGAGCTATCCGACACAGAAAAACGTGACCTGACCGAAGACGAGTCGGCACAGATCACAAGCCTAGATGCTGAATTTCGGAACATTCAAAGCAACATTGATGCCCGCGTCGCGCTGGATTCAATGTCCGCACAAGAAGGTCGAAAGACCTCTGGTGGTCAGCCAACCCAATCACCAGAAACCAGATCGGCACCCAACAGGGTCACGGGTGGCGATTACCGAAACGATGACCAGCGTCGCAACGGATGGAACAACTTCGGCGAGTTCAGCCTTGCCGTCCGGTCGGCTGCTACCCCTGGCCGCACCACCGATATCGATCAGCGGCTGTTGACCCGAGCGTCCACGACGTTTGGCAGTGAGGGCACAGGTGCCGACGGCGGCTTTGCGGTGCCACCGGCGTTCAGAGAAGAGATCCTGAGCCGGGTAAACGATGAGTCGAGCCTGCTGTCGTTATGCGACAAGTTCTCGTCATCGACCAATAGCCTGACCTTCCCCAAGGACGAAACCCCGTCGTGGAACGCGACCGGTGGCGTCCAGGCCTACTGGGAGGGTGAGCACGACACGATCACCCAATCCAAGCCGTTGCTCAAGCAGTCAACCGTCCGGCTCAACAAGCTGGCCGTGTTGGTGCCGATCACGGAAGAGCTGATGGAAGACGCACCAGCCGTAAGCCGGTACCTGTCCAACAAGGCACCGCAGGCGATGGATTTCAAGATTTCCGACGCGATCCTCAACGGCACGGGTGCCGGGATGCCGCTGGGCATCATCAACAGTTCGGCACTTATCAGTGTTGCCAAGGTCGGCAGCCAGGTGGCCGACACCGTCGTTGGCCAAAACTTCATCGATATGTACAGCCGGATGCCCGCGTCCGCCCAGCGGAACGGCGTGTGGCTTTACAACCAGGACATCCAACCCCAGATCATTTCGCTGTTCAAGGTCGGCAAGCTGGACACCGGCGCCGTCGATACGGGCTGGGGTTCGCTTCTGAACGCCGACTTGGGTGCCGCACCCAACAGCACGATCCTTGGCCGGCCCGCGATCGCCACGCAGGCGTGCCAAACGGTCGGCGACAAGGGCGACGTGTTCTTCGTTGACCTGAGCCAGTACATGGCAATCGAAAAGGTTGGCGGGATCCGGGCCGAGACGTCGGTCCACCTTTGGTTCGATAGCGATGAGGTCGCGTTCAGATTCATCTACCGGCTCGGCGGTCAGCCATGGTGGAATTCGACGATCGCCGCGAAGAACGGATCAACCACCTACAGCCCATACGTGACACTCGACGCGAGAGCGTAAGTTATTTATACGCAGCTATTAACGGCAATAACCAACAGTTAGATCGGAGCAAACATTATGAGCATCAACGCAAAACCATCGGAGCTTGTCGCTGTGCTGGGGACCATTGACCCAGACGCCCAGGCGGCCGGTGCCGTGACAAGCGATTACGTCAGCCTCGGCGACTTCAACGGCGTCATGGCGGTCGTTCAAACGGGAATCCTTGGGACTTCGGCGACGGTCGACGCTGTTTTGGTCCAGGCGACCGACAGCGCCGGCACCGGGTCCAAGGCGATCACCGGCAAGGCGATCACCCAGCTGGTCAAGGCGACCAACGACGACGATCAGGCAATCTTGCAAGTCGTCTCTGAAGAGCTGGACACCGATAACGGCTTCACCCACGTGGCTTGCACGTTGACGGTCGGCACGGCGACCAGTGACGTTGGCTGCACGCTGCTTGGCGTCAACCCACGCCACGCACCGGCATCGGACAACGACATCGCGTCCGTCGTTGAGATCGTCTGAACAATACCACCCCCGATTCGCCCGGCCCACGCGAAAGCTTGGGTCGGGTTTTATGGCTGACGAAAAAAGAGAGATCGTTTTTATCCAAGATTGCCCCGGTCCGGGCCACGCGTCGTTCATCGTTGGGCACGTCTACAGCCTGACGCCCGAGTCGGCGTTTCGGTGGGTGCGCCGCGGGTACGCCGAGTACCGGGAGCACTTCAAGGGCGAGATCGTCGGCGGCAAAGAGGTCACCAAGGATCGATCGTTCCCCGAGTCGACATCCATCACGCCGCCGCAAAAGGCCGTCATGGCACGCGCCAAGCCCAGAAAGAAGGGTTGATCAGTGGTATTGACCAAGACCGTCGACCCAACCAGCCGCCCGGTGACACTGCCCGAAACGAAGCTGCACCTGCGTGTCGACCACGATGACGAGGACCAGTGGATCGACGGCGCCATCAATTCAGCGCTCGGCGAGCTGGAGGCCGAGACTGGCCGGCAGTTCATTACCGCGACGTACACCATGACGCTTGGGGCGTTCCCAGCTGTGATCAAGATCCCCAGACCGCCGCTCCAGTCGGTGACGTCGATCACTTACATCGACCTGGCCGGCGACAGCCAGACCGTCACAGCCAGCGACTACACGCTGGTGCTTCAACCAGACGCGCCCTACGTCCTGCCGTCGTTTGGCAACGCGTGGCCCAGTACACGCGACGTCCCCGAGGCGGTGACCGTCACATTTGTCGCCGGGTATGGCCTTGCCGCCGCCGTACCACAAGAGTTGAGGCAGGCACTGATGATGATCGTCGCCGACTCTTACCGGTTCAGGGGCCAAAAAACAGAGGTCAAGTTAATGAATAACGAGGCCATCGACCGCCTTGTCTGGCCGCACCGGGTCACATTGTTCGCCTAATAGGAGCCACAGCCAATGTCGGTATCAGTCAGCTACAACGCCAGCGTGTCGACCACCGAGACGATCGACACCAACATCCCCGCGGTGGAGTCGGCCAAGGCCATCATCACCCACGACCAGTACAACACGACCGCGAGCCTGACGTCGGCTACGACCGTTCCGGTGACCAAGGCGGTCTATTTCAGCCAGGCACTCACGGCGGGTGCCGCGACGGTCGACCTGACGGCACTTGTCGGCGTCAACAACATTGCCGTGGACGGTACGGGCCTGAAGGTCCAGGTCCTTAAGTTCAAGAACCCTGCGGGCAACGCCGCGATGACACTCGATGTGGGTGCGTCAAACGGCTACACGCTGGGCGGTGCGGCGTTCCAGATCACGCTGGATGCTGGCCAGGAGATGCTGTTCTACGGCAACGAGGCGGAAGCCGATATCAGTTCGACCGTCAAGACGTTCGACCTTACGGGCACCGCGACCGAAGCGTGCGAACTATCGATTGTGATGGGGTGATCCATGGTTGAGATCGGCACATTATCACGACGGTTCGAAGTTCAGAAGCCCACACGGACCCAAAACGACTTTGGCGAGACGACCGTCACGTGGACGCGTGTCGCCAACCGGTGGGGTTCGCTGCGGGCAATCACCGGCAACGACCGGCTCGACGCGGCCCAGGTGACCACCGAGGTGACGCACCGGGTCGTGATGATCAAAGACGCAACGCTTGTGATCAAGCCCGACTGGCGACTGACCAGTTCGGGCCGGTCATTCGACATCGTTGAGGTCTTCGACCCGGACGATAGCGGCCGGATCTGGGAGATCGAGACGTCGGAGGTGATCGCCAAATGAGTGACGGCGTTTCCATCCGAGTTCAGGGCGTGCCCGAGCTTCAAGCGCGGTTCGACAAGGTGCGATCCCAGTTCAAGACCACTGAGGTCAAGAGCGCGTTGGCCCGTGCGGCCAAGCCGCTGCGGATCGAGATGCGGAAGCTGGCACCCAAGGGACCGACCGGGAACCTCAAGAAGTCGGTCAAGACCAAGCGGCTCCGCGGCAAGCCGGCGGCGGTATCGGTTCGTGGCGATTTCTCCAAGGCGCCCCACTTCCACCTGGTCGTGCGGGGCACGGTCGAGCGGTTCCACGCCAGCGGCAAGAGCGTGGGGATCATGCCGGCAAACGAGTTCCCGGCCGAGTCGGAGCGGTCAACGGCTGGCCAGGTCAAGGGACTGATGAAGCAAGAGTTTCTAACCATGCTTAAGCGGGTGGGCGGATGAGTTCAAACGTTGAGAAACATCTAAAGACCATGCTGTGTGCCAACGATAGCCTTTACGGGCTGGTCGCCAACCGGGTGTACCCGATATTTAGCCCGTCCAATGTCGACCTGCCCTACATCACGTACCAGCGGCAATCGACATCGTTCATCAACAGCCAGGCGGATTTCACGGGTACCGGTGTCGCGTCGATCACGGTGTCCAGCTGGGCCAGTACCTATCTGGGCTCCAAAGAGCTGGCCGACGCGGTGCGGGAGGCGGTGCGTGGCTGGTCTGATACCGGGCTGGTCCCAAAAATCGACATGGCGATGCTGGTCGACGAATCCGACGCGTTCATCAACCCACAAGACGGCAACGAGTTCCCCGAAGCGTACGGGGTGATCCATCAAGTTGAAGTCACTTTTGAAGAGAGGTAGCAATCATGGCGTTCGGATTTAACACAACGGCGGTGACATTCACGCCGGCGATCGGAGAGCTGATCAGCGCGAGCTTCGACAGTGAGGCGCCGATATTCAACGTGTCGAATGCGGCCGATACAACGATGATCTTTGAGCGTGGCCAGGTGGACTACACCGCGACGGCCGAGATCAACGGGTCAACGACCATGACGCCCGAGACGGCGGCGGCGACGTTTTCGATCGCGTGGACGGACGGCAACACCGACTCACTGACGACCAGCGGCATCCTGACCAAGGTCGAGACGCGTGGCACGCTGAATACCGGGATCACCACGACACTGACATTCAAGCTGAGCCAGGCATGAGCGATAGCCCGCTACGGCAACAGATCTTCGAGTCGGACGACATCGGTGAGAAGGTGGTCCATATGGCGTGTTGGGACTGCAATGTGGTGGTTCGTGCGATATCCGCCGGTGAGCGTGAAGCGTGGGAGGCGTCGCTCGTGTACAACGACAGCGGCCGCCCGGACATGGTCGGGTTGCGGTGCCGGTTCCTTGTCAAGTGTTTGTACGACGAGGACTACAACCGAATATTTGAAGACGACGATTGGCAGCTATTGCAGGCCAAGAGCTCACACGCGATCGACGAGCTGTGGGCCGTTGCCGACCGAATCAACACGGTCACCAACCCCTGGGTCCAGCGTGCCGAGGAAAAATCGGACGGCGACCCATCCGACGCTTCATGTTTGAGCTAGCGATGAAGCTTGGCATGACGGTCGGCGAGATGGGTCGCCGGATGAGTGGACATGAGCTGATTGAATGGATGGCCTTTTTCGCGCACCAGCACAAGGTGGCGAACGCACCACCACCCGAAACGGGTACACGCGAAAAGTTTGCGGCAATGTGTGCCGCGATTAACCGGCAGCGGAAATAATGGCAGGACTCGGCGTCTTAAGCGTGACACTTGTGGCCAACACGGAGCAATTCCGTGGCAAGATGGGTGACGCCAAAAAACAGATGGGCAACTTCACCGGGTCGATCGGCGTGGCGAAGAACGCGCTGCTTGGCCTGACGACCGCGTTCCTTGGTCTGCGTGGCGTCAAGGCGGGGTTCGACTCGATCAAGGGCGGGTTCGAGCGATTGGAGTCGGTCACCCGTGCGGCGAACCGGTTCGGCATCGCGGTTGAAAACCTCCAGGTGCTGCGTGAGGCGGCCAAGCGATCCAGCGTTGAGGTCAGGGTTTTGGACACCGGCATCCGCACGATGCTTGGCGGGCTGGGCGAGGCGCAGGGACACGTCGGTCTGGTTGCCGATGCACTGGCGGATATGGGCGTTAGCATCGGCCGGCTCACAAAGCAGACCGCGCTACAAAACTTTGTCGAGCTGCTTGAACGTGTCGCCAATGTCGCAGATTCGAGCAAACGTATCGAGCTGGCCGAAGCGTTCTTTGGCGGCCGAGGCACGACCCTGCTGGACATGGTGGAAAAGGGAACACTTGGTTTCGACAAGCTAAAAAAGTCGATGGACGCTGCGGGTCAGCTGATCACGCAGGATCAGGGCGACAACATCAAGACAGCGACCAACTCGATTCGGGAGGTCATCGCCCGTGGCGAGGCGCTGGCGGACGACCTGGCCCAGAGCGCGGCACCGTTTGTGACCAAGTCGATGAACGCGATCCAGACCGCCCAAGACCAGTTCAGGGGCCGGGGCGTGGGTGCCGCGAGATCGATCGCCAGGATCGCCGGTGGGTTTGGTGACCTTAGCGAGTCGGCATCCTTGCAGGTGGAGGCCGGGTTCAGCAAGAAGCTGGCCGAGCTTTTCAGGACACCGATCACCCAGGGCGGCAACCCGTTTTCCGAGGCGTTTAACAGCCTGGCAAACCAACTCATGAGCCAGGCCCAGGCCGAGCGATTCATTGAGCTGCAGCGACTCCAGCTTGAGGCGATCCGATCAATGCAGCCGGGGGCTCAATAATGGCAGTGATCATTGACGACACACACGACAACCTGACCGACGGCCTAGAGATCGTCGAGCGTGGCGGGTACCCCCAAGAGGTCAAGAAGCGAATTGTCGTGAAGTCGCTGACCAAGGGCACCACCCAAGAGACGATCCTTGCTGCATTGGCCAAGCAGCACGTTCCCAAGGACGGTGACCCACTGGTCAAAGCAACCCACAACGACGTCCGGGTCTGGCGACGCACGGCCAGGATCCTGACCGTCGACCCGGCAAACGGCAAGGCACTTGTGGAGATCGATGTTTTCTACAAATGGATGCCGGGCACCAAAAGCGATCAGGGCACGAGCAAGGGCCGTGTGATATCCGGGGGTTCCGGCACCGAGACGGTCAGAACGACCACGGACAAGGACGGTGCCGACCTGATGGTGACGCTTGGTAGTGCCGCGGGCGTTGGCGGCAAAGAACAGATTCTTGAAGCCAACAAGCTGGTGCCCACCACGAGCCTATCCGTCGAGATCTATAGCGCCCTAAAGCCGCAAGCGTTTCAGTCGATCTATGTCGGAAAGCTTAACCACGAAGCGTGGCAGGGCGGTGCGGCAAAGACCTGGCTGTGTAGCGGTGCCGAATTTAGGCGGGAAACAAACATCGATGACGAGACGATCGGTGGGTTTCACCGGTACGTGTTCAACATGCACTACAAGGCTGCGACGTGGAAGTGGTCGGGCATCTTTTACGATCCAGAGACGGGCCTGATCCCAAACACGCAGGACCAGTATTCCGAAAAGGACTTTGAGATCTACGACACCGCAGACTTTACGGGCCTGCTTAACGCGATCTAGCCATGTCATTAACCTCAAGCAACCGCCACTTTTCGGGCCACATCATCAAGGGCACGGTGCTGACCGCCGACCAGATCAACGCGATCGCGGCGAGGATCGTGGCGTCGATATCCAGCAATTCGATACACGTGAGCCACATCGGAACCGCGATCACGATAGACGTTCCGCGGGTGCGGGCCGGCGTTGGGGCCGCGCGGACCTTCTTGGCAAAGATCACGGGTAACTCGGCGATAACCGCCAACAGCCGATGGAAGTATGCCTGGTCCGAGGTCATTATTGATTCAGACGCCGACGCCGTTCTGACCGGTGGTCGTACGGGAACAACATCGACCGACTACGCGTTAAACCTTGTCGAGATCAACAACGGTGCGGCGGGCGTTCTTGGTGGCGACGGCGTCAACG